ATAGGAACTTCACGCTCAATTGCAAATCCTCTCATCTCTTCCGCAATGCTCTTGATATATGTGTATGAATTAACATTTGTTCCTGGCTTGAATCGTGAAGACGTACATATATTGATATAATCAACAACCAATACGTCAGGAACAAAATTCTTTTTGAGTTTTAGTTCATTGAACAAATGTCGAAAGTGACCAACTCCAGCCTGCGCTGTTGGAAATTCCTTGACAATCAACTTGCCAACTGTGTTCTTCCTGAGCTTTTTAATCTTGGAATCATACGAGGCTTTAGGCAAATCATACAAATCATTGAGAGAAACATTCAAAAGATTCGCATCAATGCGCTCAGAAATTCTTTCTTCTGACATCTCAAGTGTAATGTACAGAACATTTTTTCCTTGAGAAAGATATGAGGCTGCAAAGTGACACATGGCTAAGGTTTTGCCAACACCAGGACCGGCCATCAAAACATTCAGCGTCTTATTACAAATTCCACCATTCGTAATTTTATTGAAATATTCTAGATCAAACGGAACATGATTTTCTTTCTTGTGATAGAATTCAAACCTCTGATCGGAATCTTCCAAGTAATCATGACCAACATTTGTGTCAAACGAAATGGCAAGCGCATCACTCAAGATTTCAGGAATAGACTCCTTTGTCTTATCTTGCTTGCCGTCAAGAATTTGAATGGCTTCCATGACTGCATTATATACAGCCTTCTCTTGACAGAAAATTTCAGTCTGTTCGATCAGCCATTCATATGAAGGTTTTTCATAATCAGATTTAAATGTATCTAAAATATTTCTTGCAGATTCAAAATCTGATTCACTAATATCAACATCGTTTCCTAATTCAATAACCAATGCTTCGGTTGTGGGAAGATCATTATATTTGGTGATAAAGGATTCTATCTGGTTGAATAACAACCTCTCGGGCCGATCATGAAAATAATCACTTTTTAGAAAAGGGGTCGTTATCCGTGCGAATTCTTCTTCTGACAACAAATTTCTTAGAATCGTCGTCTCCAGTCTTTCCATCCTCTATAATCTCCTCATTTGAATCTAGGTCTTCCTGTATCATCTGCATCATGATGCTACCGATAAAATTTTCAAACTCGTTCTTTTTTTCATCCTCAAATTCTTTCTTTCTCAAATCCTCGGGAATGAAAAGAATGTCATATTCAAAATTTACAGGAAGGGTTCCGTCTTTGTTTAGCTTAGGCGAAACGCCAATCTCGCCATACTTATAGACAAGCCCAGTATAATCTCCTTTATCAAGACGAATGCACCAATAATCTGCATCGGCATTGTCTGGATCTGGAACAAGACTATACCACTCCTTTAATGATTCTTCACTCACTTCCGTCGTTGTCGATGTCGTCATCTTCTACTACCTCACTTCCATATGTAAACTCTTTCTGATAAATGGCATCCAATTGGTCAAGAATTTCCTTTGTGAAATACTTCTCGGGATTCTTGTAGATGGCTTTTGAAAATACTTTTGTCCCATCGGGCAATTCGATTCGTGTAGATACCTTCTTGAAGATTCCATGATCGACCGCGAACTCTACAAGCCCATAGTATCTATGCAATCCAGTATCATATCTGAGCAACACATCGACAATTTTATTTTCTTTTGTTAGTCGCGATTTCACATTCTTACAGTGGATTACATGACCAACAATTTCTGTACCGTCCTTCTCTTTTCTTCGTGAGAGGAAGACAATATAGTCGGCTGCATATTTAAGACCTGACCCACCACCCATTTCTTTCTGCGGATACATTGACCCAATGATGTCATAGGTATGATTGGTCACGACCATGGGCACCTTTGCACGCCCGAGCTTTAGGGTAAGAACCCGAAACGCAGCCTTCAGAACTGCGGCCCGAGTCATGTCCTTTGTCTCTTTGCCTTCGGTGCTATCTTCCATTTCCTTTGTGGTTGAAAGCATACCAAGACTATCAAGACATATCATCAATGGGAGTCTATCCGATTCCTTGTCTTCCATATACTTCTCTAGAATCACTAGAGCCTGATGTCGAAATTGTTGAACTGTGGACACAGGAACAATCACCAATCGGGTAAGATCAATACCCCGATCTAAAAGCATTTGCTTTGTAATAGCAGATTCACTCTCAAAGAAAATCACGCCACCTGTTGGGTTGTCCTTTAAAAATTGACTGACCACTCCCATAGTAAAATATGTCTTCCCTGTGGAAGACTCACCTGCGAATGCAGTAATCTTATTACCAGGAAGCCCCTGATATATAGAACCAGACAAAAGTGCATTCAAAGTATACGAACCCGTATCAATATATCTATCTACATCTGCATAGGTATCCACAAACTCATTGTGAGATGCCAAGGCGTGCCCTAACTCTCGAATATCACCCATATTAAAAAATCTCCTTCACTGTATCACAAATTCCCAAATTCAATGCTTCCTTTGCCGTCAACCATCGGTCTTCTGGAGGAAGCAAAAACTCCCTAATCTTTTTCTCTGTTAAACCGGTACACTTCTTGTAATGAGCAATCATCATTCTGCTGGTTATGTCAAATGCCTTTTTGGCCGCAAACAACTCATGCTCTTTGCCATACGAACCCCAAGAATACTGGTGTGACAAAATTGCAGTGTTTGGGGTAAGAAGGCGACTACCCTTTGCTCCGGACATAAAAATCAAAAGCCCTGCACTCGAAATCTCACCAATTCCAACCGTTGAAATTTTCGCAGTTGCCCCTCGCATCACATCAATCAACGCAAAGGCATCACTTAAATTCCCACCAGGAGAATTAACGAACAACTTCAGTTCTGGCAACGGATTTTCTGCCAAGTCGTTTTTTAAAATCCATTCAATGGCCGGCTTGCATGTTTCTGTACAAATGCCTCCCATCAATAAATGAATTCCGCTTCCCTCTAAAGAAAAATCAACACCCATATCAATATTCACTGCGTAATGCCTCCTTAATATTTAACCAAAAAAATCTTCTAACGTGGAAATGTGTTCAGTTTTCCAGCCTACCTTTTCTAGAATAATCCCAAGAGGATCAACAAAGGCCTTCTGAAATTGTTTATCGTAATCAATATATTTCTCCAAACCAAATTCATTAGGCAATATACTGCTCATAGAAATAACAGATTCGTGAATGTGATTTGGCACCTTTAGATATGCAAATTTAATCTTATCTCCATCTTGAATTGCCGGATACTTTTTTATCAACTTATGTTTTTTGAGTAGTATATTATATAGCAATGCTCCCTTTACGTGAATTGGAGTGCCCTTAATATAAATGTCTTTGATGCCCTTATATTTTTCGATCCCATTAATGCCCCGAGGAAACGCAACATCTTCGGGCGATAGGGTATTGAATTCTTCTCGGAACTTTTCAATGAAATCAATAATATCATCTTCGGTATCAGTCATTAGTATTTTCATTGCTTGTCTAATCTTCTCACGGCAAGCTCCTGGTGTACTTGACTTGACCGCTTCAATGCCCATCATCTTTAGCTTGGGCTCTGTATATCGCACACCCTCGCTGTCATGTACATTGAGAATGTAACGCTTTTTTGCAGTCCACAATCCCTTGTCTGCAATAACTTCTCTTGCCATGACCATCTTCTGCTCATAGGCATTTACATATTCTGCCAACTCTTCATAACACTTATCAATGAAGGGAAGAAACTGCTCTCGGCAAGCCTTATCTAAATAGTCAACAACACCATCAGCTCCTATTCTTTCTACACCCACTGCATTAATCAATGGTCCCATATTCACATAGATGGAGTCTGTGTCACTCGCAATAACATAATCCACGCTGTCCGTCTTTAGTGTGCTGTTAAGAAACTGATTCATCTTGTTTTCGATCCAACGAATCGAAAGTTGACCAGACATTGTTACTGCTTCGGCAAGCCGAATGTCATAGTAACGAAAATATTGATTCCCAATAGCTCCGTAGGCAGAGTTCAACTGTACCTTGCGCGCGAGCTGAATATTATCGCAACGAGCAATCTCATCTTCTATGGCTTTCTTATCATCAGGCTTGCATGTTTGGAGTTTCTTCTGGGCATCAATCATCATGCCCTTGTACTTCTTACGTTCACTGTATAATGTTTCCATCATCTCGGGAAGAAACCCTCTATGATTTCTAGTGAACGCAGCGCCATTGGGTGCAATGGTACAATTGTGTTTAGTGTAATCGTCAGTAGAGAATGTCTTGTCTAGCATCCCTTCGATGTTCACTGCTTGCGGCATATAGCTATTCAGAGTCTCAGGTGAAATATTGTACTGCATAATTAAATGAGGATACAATGAGTTTAAATCGAAAGACACCACCCACTCATGCATACCAACCTGAGGGTCCTTTACATAAGCTCCAGTGTATTGTTCATTCTTAGATTCACCTTTATTTACCGGAACAACAATGTTGTCTTCTCGCAGATGGTTGTATATCATGGTGTCCCACATTCGCACTTGAGCAAACGTATCGTTGAAGTTGACCTTTGCTGAATACGCAAGAGCCAATACCATGTCGATGAATCCCATTTTGGCATCGAGATCATCAACAATTGCAACGTCCTGAATATTATATTCGATATATTTCTGATAGTTCATTTCATAGAAATCATTCATCGAACCAAACTCAGAGTAATCTAACTTCTTTTTGCCCAACTCTACATGAGCGATATGATCTAGCCTATAGCTCTCCTGCTGTGTGTATGTGAACTTTTTATACATCTCCATGTAATCGAGAATGCAAATGCCCGTGAGTGTTATGGCAGTTTGTTCACGCCCGTAGATGACGGCCGTTCGCGTTGAGATGTGTCGCCATGGGCTCAACATCTTTGAATACTTTGCGTCGTATACGCGCGCAAGGCGATTCACTAGATATGGAATATCATAGAACTGTACATTCCATCCTGTAACGATGTCAGGATCAATCTCTCGCCACAACCCAACGAACTTGACAAGCATGTCCTTTTCATCGACACACTTAATATATCGCACATCTTTTCTCGTCGTTGTGAACTCGCCGTGTTTGTATTTGGCATCTACACGATTACAGGCATAGCCAAACACCAATAGATTTCATTATGTTTCAATGTAATCGTAGTCACGGGGCTCTGAGCAATTTCAGGATCTGGGAATCCATCTGTCGTGTCAGTCTCAATGTCGATATTGATAATCGAAATTAAGTCCCTATCGTATCCAATATCACCCCGATATTCATCACTGATGTAGCAATAGTGGAAGTTGCGATTACCATAGATGGGAAAGTTGCTGACTTCCTTGTACTGTCGAAAGAAGTCTCGCGTCTCCTTAATGCCACCAGGCTTCATGCTACCTACAGGTGTACCATCCAATGTCTTGTGTTTGGATGGGCTATCGGTAGGAACAAAGACAGTAGGCTGATATGGTATCTTTTCGGTGCGGCGTTTACCATCAACTACGCCACGAAAAAGGATGTTGTCGCCCAACACCTGGACATTCGTATAAAAGTTTTCATTCATGTTTATAGTATAGCAGTCTTGTGTCTGGTTGTCAATCGTTATCTGATATTGGAGTAAGATTATTCAGCAACATAGTATTGTATTGATCTACAATTTCGGGCAAAGGAGTCTGAAAGAATAAAACATGTTTTGTTGCCACTTCTATTTGTGTGTCTGACGAAAGCGCCAATACATCAAAAACAGTAAATTTTGGTCCTTTGTTTTCGTCGGCGGATTCAGACCAAACCACACTGAACGGATCTTCTAGAATATAGTAGTCGTCTTCAAGTTTTCGTTGAGTTGACACCTTTGCAATAATGGGCCCTCCGCTCACCAAAGTAACCATTTTAATCTCGTCTTTAAATTCTCGTTGAAATGCTGTCATAATATCCTCTATTCAAGTGTGGGAAGTAATAATAAAGTTTTTGGTCCAGCCACACCGTCGGGTGTGATTACATTAGCCCACTGAAAAAGCAAAACAGCCTGGGCTGTATCTTGCCCAAACACACCATCAATATCAAGTCCCACGTCCATATTTTCAAAATGGTGTTTTAGGAATATACCCAGCCGTCTTTGTAAATTCATTACATCTACTCCAGTATCAAACATATCAAGAATTTTTGGTCGTTCTAGCCCTATAATACGTCCAGAATCATTTAATTCTAATACAGATTTATAATCAAATACAGGGCAGGCTTTATTTGATACTTCGGAATGCCCATGAAAAGTTACCTTATCTTCATATGCAATAGTAATCTGTTTGCATAGTATCTGTAAAGTTTCGTATTGGTTTAGTGTAAAGTTGTGCGTAAAAAGCCCGTGAAGGCAAATGGCAATCGTTCCGGTATTGTGTCCTTTTTGTGCTGCTGGAATTGATTCTATATCGCGACCAACCTGAAGTTTACCATTAAAAGGAATAAAGTAATGATACCCAATATCAGCCCAGCCTCGCTGATGATGCCATTCACGAATTACATCAACATCACCATGCTCTGGTTTAGATGAAGCAGAGCAATGCAAAAATACTCGATCAATTTTACGTTTTGGTTTTGTAAACATATAATATATAGTAAAAAAGGAGGGCCGTTAAGCCCTCCTTTTCTCATCCCTTAATATAGGTATTGTTGGGTTTAGTCGCTCACACATTCTCCTCTGTCAAAAATTCCTTT